TTACCCTTCACTTTCCGAAGAGGCACAGAAACAGGCGAAAGAACTGATGGAACAATTCAAAGCCGAAATGCTAAAGGTTTGCGATGCAACTCTTGAAACACTCTATTGTGATGTTTCTTGTTATATTGAAAGCGACCATTGGACAAATTACCGAAACGAACTTTTGGACGGATTCCGAAATTACAATAACCGCAAAGTGCAAGGGCAACACGACTTTGCAAAAATTCGGGCTGAAATTTACAAGGAATACCGTGACGAACTGATACCAGACCTTAACCAAGATATGTTGGCAGAAATCGAATCACTCAAACAGCAAATTAAATGGATGGAAGAATCCAGACGACACAGCTACTAGAAAATTACAACAAACAGATTTGCCGCTTGTCGGCAACAGCGGGAGTTAGACATTTTTACCTTGTCAAGTTAATTATTGCATTACTTAATAAAAAAACGTATAGTAGCGGCATGAAAAAGAAAATAACTGATGTGTGGTGTTAAAACATGACAATAATAAATAAAGGTCATTGTAAACCGTATATCAGTGATAAACCAATTCAGTTTAAAGACGATAAAGATAACCAATGGTTGTATGAGTTTAAGAAAAAACTCTATGCTTTATACTGCGATGTGCATAATGGGAAACATGAAAGATGAAAAAACCCGATAACGAAACACAAGAAGAATATAGACAACGCATAATGGATATTGTGTGCGCTTGCATGGCAGAGGGGCAGTCACTCAGGCGAATATGCAAAAGCGTAGAGGGAATACCTAGTCATAGTTCAATCATCGGGTGGTGCAATGACAACGAGGAACTAGCCAACCAGTACACGCACGCGCGAACGCTGATGACTGATTATCGGTTTGACGAATACCAAGACGCTGCCGGAGAGACAGTCAAGAAATATATTGCCGAAGGCTGGGAACCTAAAGACGCTATTGCTATGGCAAGGATTGAATGCGATAACATGAAATGGGCTTTATCAAAGCTGAATGCCAAAAAGTATGGCGAAAAGATTACCCAGGAAGTATCTGGCCTTGACGGCGGCCCCATCAAAACGCAAAACGTCGCCGAGTTAACCGACGAACAACTACTCGCTATGATTGCCGCTGGCAAATGATCAAACAATCCGATATCGCTGCAGAGCTATACAAACGCCGTCAGGCTCGCAAATCCCTACAAGACTATATATCCTACGTAAACAAATCTTTTGTTCATTCAAGATTCTCTACTGCCGTATGCCAAGCCCTTGATAAATTTATCGTTGATTGTCAAAACGGGTTCAGACCGGTATTGATATTACAGGCTCCGCCTCAAATGGGTAAGTCGGAAATGGCAAGCCGCCAGTTACCTGCATATCTACTAGGCAAGTTTCCTGATTGGAGGATTGCCGCCGCTAGTTATTCGTCAACTCTTGCTGATTCAATGTCTCTGGATGTGAGACGCAACCTTGTATCTCCCGAACATCTAGCACTATTCCCCGAACCAGAAGAAAAACGCAAATACTCAATCAACCGTAATGGGGAATTCAGCTCCCCTAATGGAAAAGGCGGATATATCGGCGATGGTGTCGGCGGTGGTTTCACTGGCCGCGCAGCAGATATTTTTATTATCGACGATCCAATAAAAAATGCTCAGGAAGCTCTTAGCCCAACAGTAAAGGAAGGCCACTGGAATTGGTATCAATCTACATGTAAAACCCGTATGTCGGCAAACTCTGGGCAGATCATCATGGCTACGTCATGGGCCGAGGATGACCTGTCGGCCCGTATTATTGACTTACACCGTGGAGACCCGCGCCTTACTGTCTTGAAATTCCCGGCAATCAATGACCCTGGCGAGGTGGGATATAACCCCGATTTACCGTTGGGGCCGCTTGTACCCGAACTGCACCCCCTTGAACAATTGCTTGAACTCAAAGCCGAATCATCTGATTATTGGTGGTCGGCAATGTTCCAGCAATCGCCTAAATCCCTTGGTGGCAACATATTCAAAGAATCAAGTATCAAGTATTATCTGCCTAAAGACCTGCCGACAAAGTTTGACAAAGTGATTGCATCATGGGATTGCACGTTCAAGGACACAGACGGCACTGACTTTGTAGTGGGCCAGGTATGGGGCAAAAAAGGTGCGGACTCTTATTTGCTTGATCAAATTAGAGCTAGATTATCATTTACAGATACGGTATTAAGTGTCATACTCTTACGCGACCGATGGAAAGCCACACGCGAAATCCTTATTGAGGACAAAGCGAACGGGCCAGCCGTCATTGATGTTCTCAAAAAGCGCGTCCCTGGTATCATACCAATAGAGCCGGATGGCTCCAAGATAGCAAGAGCGCACGCCGTAACGTCATTTTGGGAAGCTGGCAATATTTACTTGCCGCATCCAGATATATCACCGTGGGTAAAAGAGTTTGTTTCCGAATTGACAGCGTTTCCAGCGGGGGCGCACGATGATCAATGTTTTGTTGGCGATACTATGATTTCTACCCCAGATGGCGATAAGCCTATTAGAGATATGGTTGTAGGGGATAGCGTTATTACCCCTTTTGGCATTGGCCGTGTAATAGATTGTGGGCCTACTAGGATTAAGAATGTTATAAACAAGAATGGTCTAACCGGGACAGCAAGTCATAAGATATTTACGCAAAATGGCTTTAAGCCATTGGACGCTTTGACACAAGCGGATTCATGTGATATATTATCTCTAAGGAGATTAATCAGATGGAGAATCCTAAAATTATTGAATTCAATGGAATCAAGTACCGACTCATGGGAGGGAAGGGACGGTATTATCTTAGCCAGTCAACGACAAATGAGGGAAGGAAGCGTCCTAAGGGCCTCCATGTCGCAATTTGGGAATTTCATAATGGAAGGTCAGCTAAGGAAGGCTTTGAAATTCATCATATCGATGGTGATTCTTTCAACAACCACCCTGAAAACTTACGCGAAGTATCGCGTAAAGAACATCGTCAGATTGAGCCGGGAACATACGATCTTGAACATCTTGCCAAAATACGACCACTCACTGTCGCATGGCATCAATCCGAAGAGGGCCGAGCATGGCACAGAGAACATGCAAAAGCCAAAAAGAAAGATGTTATTTGTTCCTGCGTATGGTGCGGTAAAGAATTTATTGCAAAGAATAAAGATGCACGTTACTGTTCTCCTTTGTGTGGGTACAAAACCAGAAGGGCAGAAGGACAGTATAATGTTACCAGGAAATGCGAACAATGCGGGTCAAAATATGACACAGTTTTGCCAATTAACCCGTCTCGTGTCAAAAAGTTCTGTTCTAAAAAGTGCGCAAATAGAAACTGTATATAATCTAAAGGTTGAATCTGACGGGGTATATTACGCTAACGGAATTTTAGTATCCAATTGTGATGCTATGACCCAGGCTTTAAGAAGGTTATACCCTACATTCTCAGGGCTGAACATATCACAGGCGGCAATCAACAAGATGTTGTGCAGGGGGTAAGATGAGCCGTAAAAGACCTATTAGCACTGAGCGCAAAATTGCGCCGAGTAAACAAACTGCACAATCATTGGCAACCAACATGCGAGTAGCTGCCGGTAAAATGGCGATTGGCAACAAAACACCCGCATACACTTATGAGATAAAACCGCCTGAACTGGTTGCGGGCATTGCCCCGAAAGGTGTCACCCCTCCCGTCCTTGCAATGGATTCAAACCAGTACGAATATGCGCAAATGTATGGCGGCCAGCTTCCCGGTGGTGGCTTTCCCGGATTCCCTTATCTTTCATATCTTGCCACACGCGCCGAATATAGATCATTTGCCAGTGCCATATCAACAGAACTGACCCGCAAATGGATAGAGTTTAACGGCACAAGTGAAGACATGGACGATGCAACGAAAGACAAGATCAAAGGCATTGAGGATGAAATGAAAAAACTCGATGTCCGTGGTGTATTCCAGCTTGCCGCCGCGCATGATTGCTTTTTCGGTCGTGGTCAAATCTATATCAGTATTAACGGCGCAGACAGTGCCAAGCCTCTTATACTTTCACCCAAGACAATCAAGGTAGGTAGCTTAAAAGGGCTATCCGCTGTTGAGGCTATGTGGACTACTCCATCAGACTACAACGCTGTCGACCCTTCTGCCATTGACTTCTATAAGCCGTCTAGCTGGTTCATGTTAGGGCAACAGGTACATGCCAGCAGATTGCTTACTATCGTGACAAGGCCGCTCCCCGATATGCTTAAACCAGCGTTTAACTTTGCAGGTATGTCATTGTCACAGCTTGCCGAGCCTTACGTTGAGAACTGGTTGAGAACTCGACAAAGCGTATCTGATTTGATTAACAACTTTTCAATTACTGCACTTGCCACTTCGATGGAAGGTATATTGTCCGGTGGTGATGACGGCTCCGGTATTGTTGCAAGGGCTGTATTATTCAATGCTACTCGAAGCAACAAGGGCTTGATGCTTCTTGATAAAGACCGCGAAGAGATTATCCAGACGAACACCCCTCTTTCCGGCCTCCATGAGCTGCAGTCTCAGTCACAAGAGCAAATGTGTTCTGTGTCGAGAATCCCATCGATGATACTTACCGGCATAAGTCCAAGCGGATTGAATGCAAGCAGCGAAGGCGAAATACGAGTGTTCTACGATTGGATAAAGGCACAACAAGAATCCTTCTGGCGTTCGCCGCTGGAATCGATTATCAAGGTTATTCAGCTATCACTATATGGCGAGATCGACCCGACCATATCATTTAACTTCTGTTCCCTCTATGAAATGACGGAGGCCGAAGAGGCCACAATCAGATTGAACGATGCCCAGGCCGCCCAGATATATATTTCCAATGGCGTGATCGACCCTTCAGAAGAACGCGAAAGGCTTTCTAAAGACCCTCACAGCGGCTATGACAGCCTTGATCTTGATGTCGAGATAGTTGCTCCTGTTGATGACTTTGAAAGTCCAGATACTCTTGACGACCCGTTGGCAGATAAAAGCGTTGATGCTGAATCAGCCGGTAAAGAGATTGTTCCCAAGGATTAGCAATGGTGAAGCAATACAAAACTGCAAGAGCCGTCCATGCGAACAGGGGCCTAGAAATTAAGTACAAAAAGGCTTTGCAATCCGCTATTGACAATATGCACAACTCGTTTGTCTATTGGTTGTCGGCTGGATATAAGAAAGAACCGCCCAAAGTGGCAACGCTTGTTGACATTGCCCAAGACGCACTACCTTCCAAAATAATACAGAAGCTATTAAAAGCACTCGGTAAGCGGTGGGTTGATAAGTTTGAGGACTTTGCCAAGGCCATGGCAGAGAAGTACGTTGGGCGTATGTATAAATTCAGTGATACAGAGTTCAGGCAATCACTCAAAGACGTTGGCTGGTCGGTTGAATTTAAGATGACCCCGGCGATGAAAGACGCGCTTGAATCGTCAATAGCCGAGAACATAGCTTTAATCAAATCCATACCAGTGCAATACCTCAATCAAGTTGAGGGTGCCGTTATGAGATCATATTCTGCCGGACGTGACTTGGCAACAATGGTCGAGGATATCCAGGCTATTTATCCTGTTACCAAGCGCAGGGCGGCTTTTATAGCGATAGATCAATCTAATAAAGCGAATGCGATAGTCAATCGCATCAACCAGCTTGAACTTGGGATAACTGAGGCAATCTGGCTCCACAGTCATGCAGGTAAGGCGCCAAGAAAATCACACGTTGCCGCAAATGGCAAGAAATACAGCATAGCCGATGGTTGCTTAATAGATGGCGAAAAAATACAGCCTGGGACTCTTCCTCGGTGTAGATGTGTCTCCAGACCAATACTACCAATTTAACGAGGTGACTCATGAGTAATCAAATCAAACTTGACAATGGGTCAGTGGCAACCGGCGTGGTCGTCCTTGATAAATCTGGCAATGGTGCGCTTTATGGGAATTTACAGGCAGTTTAAATAATGTTCTTGCATTAATTAAGATAAGTCATTAGCATAGGTGTTAATATGATAAAATTAGCACTTGATAAATCGTTAAGGTCTGTTGATGAGGATGGGCGGCTACATGTTGCTAAGTCTCATATTTCTAAAGCGACTGTAAATCCTTATTATGGTCGCGAAATCCCTGATTATCAAGGTCTAGGACTTGAACCGGATAAGGTTTACCGACTATACCGTGATCCTGTTGAGCTTGAAAAGGCCGCACCGACATTCGCGAGACTTCCTATATTATCGGAGCATGTGCCAGTCACAGTTGACGCGCCACAGCCAGACTTGATCATCGGTGCTATTGGTTCCGATATTGCTTTTGATAATCCGTACCTCGATGCTGATCTTTGCTTCTGGGATGCAACGGCGATAGCCAGTATCGAGACTGAGACAGCTAAAGAGCTATCATGTGCTTACAGGTATGTTCCTGTAATGATCTCTGGCGAGTTTGAGGGAACAGCATACGACGGCATTATGACGGAAATACGCGGAAATCATTTGGCACTTGTTGAGTTGGGCAGGGCCGGTAGCGATGTAGTAGTAGCAGACCACAAAACAGTCAAGGAGGCTGGCAAAATGAAAATGACGAAGTTGGGAAAAGCCCTCTTTGTGGCAATTGGGGCCGCTGCTCCTAAAATTGCTACAGATTCGGCACTCGGAGCCATTGTTGGTTCAGTCAGTAAAAAGAAGTTTGACAAGGACGGCATCAAGGGCAAAATCATGGCTCTTGACGTTGAGCTGAACCCGCAGCAGTTGGACAACATTATTGATGCTCTTCTGGATGTTGAGCAGGGGCCGGAAGATAAACCGGTTGTTCCTGATTCAGCCGAAGAGGATTTCAAGCCAAAAGCTGAGAAGAAGATCGGTGAAGACGAAAGCCCCGCCGAAAAGCTGAAAGCTCTGCTTGCCGGTAAGGTTGACGAAAGCATTATCGAAGAAGCTTGTAAGCTCTTTGAAATGCCAGCCGAAGACGAGAAGGACGAAGACCTGAAAGACATTGCTGATAAGTCCAGCAAACCCGTGGACGTGAAAGCCGCAATGGACGGGCTTCGTAAAGAGATGAAAGCAGCAGAGCAGGCAAGGCGTGACGTTGCATCGGTTGTAGGTGATGTATTTGCTCTTGACAAGGCTTCCGACATTTACGCATTTGCACTCGACCACATGGCTGTTGATTACAAAGGTGTAACCGGTGATGCAGCTCTCGCTGCTTTGTTCCGTGTTGCTTCCAGCAAATCAGCAGCACCCGCACGTATCGCCCTTGATGGCGAAGCAATGGCAAAACAATTTCCGGGGGCCATGCGCTTCCGCAACGCTTAAGGAGGATTAAACATGTTTCAGAGAACCGTTAACCTTACACCCGCACCAGCCGTAGCTGGGGATTTTGCATCCGCAAACCCTCGCGCTTCTGTGCTGGCTGGCCCCGGTGGGCTTGTCGCGGGTTCCGCTGGTGTGACTGTCGCACGCTTTGGCTGGATTGATGACGATGATATCACCGTCCGCAGTTACGGCACCCAGGCAACCGCACCCCATGGCTTTGTCCATCGTGAACAGCAGGCACTTATCACAACCTATCTGGCAGAAGCCGGAAACCTTATCCCTGTCGGACTTCCGGTAACGCTTTCCAATGAAGGCGATTATTGGGCTTTGGTAACAGGCTCAACCGCCGCAACTCGCGGGGCTACTGTTTACGCTACTTATGCCACTGGCGAAATCACAATCGGTTCAGCCGCTACTGGCGCAAGTACGACCGCATCCATCGGCGCAACCTTTACCGCTTCCGGTTCCAGTACTAACCTCACTGTTTCGGCTGTAACCGGCCTTCTCAGCGTAGGCGATACACTCGGTACGACTACCGGCATTACCGCAGGCACAACCATTGTATCGCAGACAAGTGGCACAACTGGCGGAGCGGGTGTTTACGTGACCAGCGTAGCAACCACAATCAGCGCAGCTACCGGCACATGCTTTGGTACTGTTCTGGATGTTACCGCTGTCGGTTCTGGTACTGTCTTGGTCGGCGCACCTGTTTCGGCACCTTCTGGCGCGGTTATCTCTTCGCAGATCAGCGGTGCAATTGGTGGTATTGGTCTGTATCGTCTGGATACCACCGCTGCGGCATACACTGCATCAGGAACAATTACCACAACTGGCGGTGTCGCAACGGCTTTCAAATGCGGAAGCATTGCAGCAGTTGGCGAACTCGTTAAAATTACTACATGGGGGGATTAACAAACATGAACACTTTCCTTGAACTTTCTACCCGCGCAGGCGTTCATTTTATGGGCGTTAATCCGGGCTTGCAAAAACCAAACATTGCATTTGATTATGGTGTCGCAATGGACGCTCAGCCGTCGTTGGTTACTGTAAGCAACTCCGGTATCCCTGCTTTCCTGTCAACGTACATTGATCCGAAGCTGATTGATGTCCTTGTTTCCCCAATGAAGGCCGCTGAGGTTGTTGGCGGTGAAGTCAAAAAAGGTGATTGGACTACTCAGACAGCGATGTTTCCCGTCATTGAATCGACCGGCGAAGTTTCTTCTTACGGCGATTACTCCGAAAACGGGCGTGCCGGTGCTAACTCCAACTTCCCACAGCGTCAGAGCTACCACTATCAGGTATTGACTCAGTGGGGCGAGAAGGAGCTGGAAACCGCTGGACTTGCTCGCATCGATTGGGCTAACAGGCTGAATATTGCTTCTGTTCTGACTCTGAATAAGTTCCAGAACAAAACATATTTCTTTGGGGTCTCTGGCTTGCAGAACTACGGATTGATGAATGATCCTTCACTGTCTGCTGCTATCGTACCAACAACCAAGGCATTGACCGGCACCACTTGGGCCGTAGCAACTGCCGTGGAGATCAACAACGATATCCAGAAGCTCTACAAACAGCTACAGACACAGGCCGGGGGCCTAATCGAACTGGATACCGCCATGACTCTGGCTATGTCCCCTCTTTCTGAGGTCTATCTGACAAAAACAACTGACTATAATGTCAATGTGTCCGATATCCTGAAAAAGAACTTCCCAAATCTCAAGATCGTAACCGCTCCGGAATATTCGACTACTTCCGGCGAACTGGTACAGCTTCTTGTTGATTCATACGAAGGTCAGCGCACTGCAGACACAGCTTTTACTGAAAAGCTCCGCGCTCACCCAATTGTTGTTCAGTCTTCCAGCTTTAAGCAGAAGAAGTCGCAGGGAACATGGGGGACAATCATTTACCGCCCCGCATTCATTGCACAAATGATTGGAGTGTAGTATAAAAGAGTGGGGGAGAAATCCCCCGCTTTATTATCTTGGAGGGTGTAATGGGTAGACCGTTCAAAAACCAGACCGGAGAGGGTCAATCTAAAAAAGAAGAGGTACGAACAATGGCTGATAAAGTAATTATCGGATGCAAACTACCGAATGGCATTATTCTTGAAGCGGGAGATAAAAAGCAGGTTGTAAAAGGCTTGAACTCCATTGTCATTATTGGTGCAACTCACGCAACAACCGAAGTTGATGCAGAGTTTTATGCTGCATGGCTGGAAGAACACAATGACTTTCCAGCTGTGAAATCAGGTGCGCTTTTTGTTGCCAGAACTATCGACGCAGTTAAAGAGATTGCGAAGGATCGGGAGGAAGACAAGACCGGTTTTGAACCGATGAGCCAAGACGCACTCGGCGTTAAATCTGCCGATAAGGATTAAATAAAATGGCCTCTGTCATATTTGATGCTACAACTTTTAAAGTCCGGTATCCTGAATTTGTAAATGTGGATAATGGCTTGCTGTCGCTCTTTTTTGACGAGGCCACTTTATATTTGTCTAATAAGGATAACAGTCCTGTCCAGAATATTGCACGCCGTACCATGCTTTTGAACATGCTTGTTGCTCATATTGCGGCTATAAATGGCAAATTGAACGCAGGGGGCATTCCTGGCCCCGTGGGGCGTGTTTCAAGTGCAACTGAGGGGTCAGTATCAATTAGCACTGAATATCTTCTTCCAGGGACACATGCTTGGTTTTCCCAAACAGTTTATGGATCTTCTTTCTGGCAAGCGACTGTTGCATTAAGATCATTCCGTTATGTATCATGCCCGACAAGGTATTAATATGACTGAAAAGGTTTTACAGTTATCAGGCAAGACTGAATCATACCTAAATGATATTGCCGCTAAGATGGGGGCAAGTTTGAAGGTCGGCTTTATGGCGGGTGCTACTTATCCAGACGGTACGCCGGTTGCTACGGTAGCATTTTTAAATGAATTTGGGCATGGTGGCGTTAATGCTGCCCCGCCCCGCCCTTTCTTTCGCAACATGATTAATTCTGAATCCCCAAATTGGGGGGTAAAGATATCAAAACTTGCCAAGTTGTCACAATATAATGGCAAGGCAATATTCAAGATAATGGGTGAAGATATCAAAGGGGCTTTAATGCAAAGTATAACTGATTTAACATCTCCCCCATTGGCAGAAAGCACAAAGAAAGCAAAGGGTTTTGACAAACCGCTTATCGACACTGCTCACATGATAAATTCAATCACCTATGAGGTAAAATAATGAAAACTCTTTTTTCCGTAACCGAAACAGTCGAAACGCCTTACCCTGGATATCTTTCAATAGATCACGATGAAGATGCCAGTGCTATTGTTGTAACTGTTAAACATAAAGGACGTGGGGCTACTCTTGCTTCCATTATTATTGATGAGGACTCGGCAATTGCAATGGCAACAGCTATCATGTCGGCTATCGGTAAATTGTCGGTATCCGAACGTAAAGTGATCAAAAACAAATAATGGATATTCGCTCGATTGCAAATAGCTGTATCAATGTCGTTAATCCCGATATCCCTGTGACCGTCAAAAAGGCCACAGGATACACGATAGGAACAGGGGCAAAGCAAATACCTACATATGCAACCGGCGTGGTTGGTATGGCTCAATTGCAAGCTCTTGACAGTAAGGAATTGCAGCAGCTTGATGGGTTGAACATCAATGGGACAATCAAGGGAATTTACCTTCGAGGTGTGCTGGCCGGTGTGATCAGGCCGAACCAGACGGGCGGAGATTTAATCTTGATTGGTGCGGAAACATGGCTCGTTGTAAAGGTTTTTGAAGGTTGGGCCGACTGGACGAAGTGCGCCATTTGTTTACAGGTGACTTGATGCCGAATTATGTTAATTCAATAACTGTTGACAATGTAATAGACGCTCTTGCAACATTTATTATGAAATTCATGCCGACCGGCCACGTGGTTCGAGCGCAAGTCAACAGGGTACCAATGCCTAATGTGCCTTGTGCAGTGCTGACGGAGTTAAATCAGACAAGGCTTGAATGGCCTATAGCAACATATGACTATGATCATGATCTTGCATATCTAAAAGGCCCGACACGCATTGACGTGCAAGTTGACGTATATGGACAGGATAGTGCTGGGGAAATAGCCAAAGCAATCCAGATGTATTTTCAATCTGAATTTGGTTATACGCTGTTTCCAACAAACATCAGACCGCTTTACTCATCCGAGCCGATACAGACTCCACTTGTAACAGGTGAAGAACAATACGAAAGTAGATGGACATTAACCTTGTCTTTACAGTATAATCCATCATTATCTTTACCCATACAATCAGCAGAAGGCACCGTAACCGTCAACACTTTTCAAGCAGACACACCATAAAAGAGAGGTAAACTTATGACTATCCCAGCAAATAATATCGTACAGGTCAATCCTGGCGTGGTTGGCACAGGTGGTTCGCCCCTTGCGCTTAACGGTGTCATCTTGACCAAAAACACACTACTTCCCACAGCCGCAGTCAGATCGTTCACAAGCGCAGATTCAGTCAGTTTGTTTTTCGGGCCTTCTTCTACTGAATATGTTCAGTCTCAGATTTATTTCTCTGGGTTCGACAATTCAACACTCAAGCCTGGTACTCTGTTTTTTGCTCCTTATGTGGATGCAGCCAGGGCCGCATGGATTCAGTCGGGTTCGCTGGCAAGCTTGGGGCTTACAGGATTGCAGGCACTTTCAGGAACATTGATTCTGACAGTTGATGGGACTGTAGCGACTTCATCTTCAATCAATATGGCAACTGCAACAAGCTTTACCGATGCTGCAACAAAGATCACAGCAGGATTTACTGGTCAGGTCACTTGCGCATGGAATGCGGTAAGCAGCACTTTTACTATGACATCAGGAACAACCGGGGCATTGTCAAGCATTACATACGCAACAGGCACACTTTCTGCCGGCCTTAAATTTACCTCTGCTACCGGTGCTATCCTTTCTCAGGGTGCCGTGGCTGATACCCCTGCAACTGCAATGGATATGCTGAAATCCAAAACGCAGAATTGGGTTGACTTCATGACTCTTTGGGAGCCTCTGATAGCCGACAAAACAGCTTTTGCAGTTTGGACAAACGCACAAAATCAGAGATACGCCTATATCGTTTGGGATACGGACGCACAGGCAATTGTCAATGGTTCTATAGTTTGCTTTGGTGCCATTGCAAAAGCCGCTAAATACGATGGTGTCGTGCCAGTTTACAATACTGTAAGTCTTGCAACCTTTGTTTTGGGTTGTGTTGCTTCGATTGATTTTAGTAGAGTAAATGGGAGGATAACAACTGCATTCAAAGCTCAGTCAGGATTTACCCCGACATGCACCGACGAACAGACCGCCGCAAACCTTCTTGCGAATGGCTATAGCTTCTACGGTATTTATGCAACTGCTAACGATTCTTTTAACTTCTTCTACAATGGTCAGATGACCGGTAAATGGTTGTGGTTAGACGCGTTCGTTGATCAGGTCTATCTCAATTCACAGTTTCAGCTTGCTTTGATGACCCTCTTGACTGGTACAGGTGCAATCGCTTACAATGAGGGCGGCTACGGTCTTATCAGAGCTGCAATGTCCGACCCGATTAATGCTGGCTTAAACTTTGGCAGTATCAGAACCGGCATATCAATGTCGGCACAGCAGAAAGCCGTTGTTAACCAGTCCGCAGGCAAGGACGTTTCAAGCATAATTGAGCAGCAGGGTTATTTCTTGCAGATACTCGACCCAGGTTCGATAGTAAGAGGCCAAAGAGGCACGCCGGTTGTGAATTTCTGGTTTACAGATGGAGGTTCTATCCAAAAGATAACAGTAGCTTCTATTGATATCATTTGATACTTTAAAATATAACTATATATCAATGGATAATATAATATGTTTGACGCAAAGGGCTATATAGAAAAAAGGCGGCAGGATATGAAGTCTAAAAACCTATGCACTCGTTGTGGCAACCCAACATTTGAGGGAAAACCAGACTGTCCCGAATGTACAACCGAAACGAAACAGAGGGGAAAGTCCTATAGAGAAAAATGTAGGCAAGATAAAGTTTGTATTTCTTGTGGTGGGTCTGTTAGTTCAGAAGTTTTGAGGTGTGAAAGTTGTAGAGCCATGGCTAATAAAAATGGACGAGACACTCAAAAAAAGAATAAGACATCCGTTATGACCCATTATGGAAAAGATGGAAAACTTATATGTTGTTGGGATGGTTGCATAGTAAATGATGTGGACATGTTAACCCTTGACCATATTGAAAACAACGGCGCAGAACATCGAAGAGAATATACAAAGACTGGTCGCGGTGGAGGTGCTCAATTGTATAATAAACTTATTGCCGAAGGATTCCCAAAAGGGTACCAAACACTGTGTGCCAACCATAATTTAAAGAAACATATACTTAATGTAAGGGGGGCTTAAATGAGCGATACCACTATTACAAGTGCGAACAGTGTTTTTATTTTGACTATTCCGGGACTTTTCCCGGTTCCAGTCCAGCTACAGGGTTACGCTACTGACCGAGCGTTTACCACAGAAGCCACACAGATGGCGGAGATACAGATGGGTGTTGACGGGCGCATGACTGCCGGGTATACACCAATGCCGGTCAAACAGACCATTACACTACAGGCCGATAGTCCGAGTAAGGATATTTTTACAATCCTTATCACTGCTACCAAAACATCCAGAGAAGTGTATTACCTGAATGGGAATATTTCTCTCCCTTCGACCGGTGAGACGTTTGCGATGACTCGCGGCATACTGGAGACAGCAAAACAGATACCAGATGCGCAGAAGGTATTACAGCCGCTTGATTACACTATCACATGGGAACGGATAGATCGTTCAGTTCTGTAATAAATCCTCTGACGCTAGGTTGATCACCGAAAAGGGCGCACTCTCCCGCCCCTGCGTCAGACCCACAGGAGAACTTTGACGCAGAGAGAGGTTTCAAAATGGCAAGAAAAACAACATCATTAACAATTACCGATGAAGGTCGAGACAAAGGCAAGATTTTTGTGCTGACTGAAATGCCCGTTTTCCAAGCTGAGAAATGGGCTTGTCGTGTTATTTTGGCTCTTATGTCTGGCAATGTGGAGCTTCCTGATAACTTTGACCGTTTGGGCATGGCTGGCCTTGCAGAAATAGGCATAAAAGCAATGTCGGGGTTGAAATGGGAGGCCGCAGAGCCTTTGCTTGATGAAATGCTATCATGCGTACAGGTAATGCCGGAGAAGAGCAACCCTAACATTATACGCCCTCTTGTGATCAGTGTTGATATTGAGGAACTTTCCACTATCATCAAGATACGTGCCGAAATCTGGAAACTACACACGGATTTTTTAAAAGCCGTCGCCCTCTCAAACTCAGCCAAATAAGGCAGGCAGGCGGCATCGTAAGAAAGTACGCTGATTATGTTAATGTTCCACCGACAATAGGGATGTTGATATCAAAGAAAGCCGCAACGCTTAATGAACTCAGTACAGTTTACGGCGTAGAAGATATGTATGACATGCTGGAAATAGTAATGGTCGACGATTACAATATCACCCTTGCAAATCAGGAATAAAAATGACCGTGATCGACGAACTTATCGTAAAACTTGGACTCGATTCTACCAAGTTTGATAAGGGCAAAGAAAAAGTTAATAAAGACCTTAAAGACACTGGCAAGAATGCTGAGCAGACCGGCGATAAATTCAAAGGTCTTGCTCAAGCTGCAGGGGCTTTCCTTGCCGTTATCGGTGGTTCAATGGCTATCCGCAGTTTTATTGAACACACCATAAATGCAAATGCTTCCCTTGACCGTCTATCCAAAAACCTCAATGTAAATGCTAATGAAGTTTCTGCCTGGTCGAACGCCGTTGAGCAGGCTGGCGGCTCTGCGTCTGGATTACAGGGGACAATGGCTATGCTCAGTAAATCTCAAACTGAGTTAATGCTAACTGGTCAATCCGGATTAATCCCTTTCTTCTCCGCACTTGGTTTATCAATGACAGACGCTTATGGTAAAGCGTTGCCTGTAACTGACCTATTGACAAATATGGGTCAAGCGTTATTGGATAAAACTCCTAATAGAGAAACTGCTAATAACATGGGCTTAATGATGGGGATAGATCAAGGGACATTAAACTTGATTCTTAAAGGTCGTCAAGAAATTGAGATGACCATCAAGCGACAGAAGGAATACGGTGCAGTAACAAAGAAACAAGCCGAAGAGTCCAGCCGGTTGCAGAAAGCAATGATTGAATCGAAACAGACTTTTGCCGCATTTGGTAGAGAGTTGTTATCATCGGCATTGCCGGTAATTGAAAAGCTTGTAAAGATGTTTGCTGATTTTGGTAACTGGATAAAAGACAATCAGGAATTTGTCAAAATATTTCTTTCTATTTTAGCCGTAGGGCTTGGAGCAGTAGCAGCTGCAACCATTCCTATTAACCTTGCTGCCGTTGCTGTTGTAGGGCTTGCAGCGGCTATTGCAGGGCTAAAACAGGATTACGACGCATGGAAGCAAGGCGGTGACTCGTTAATCGATTGGAAAAAGTGGGAGCCTGGGATTCAGAAAGCCGGGTACGCTATCCGGTGGATTAAAGATCTTCTAGGAGATGTAATTTACAGGGCTATTGCCGCCGCTGATATGATTGGTAGTCTGGCAACTGGTAATTTTAAACAAGCAAAAGCTGCATTTGCTGAATTTAAAAAGGGTAATGGAAGCACATACGGAAAAGAAGAGCATCCCGCTGTTATGCCAAGTCCTGCTGCCGGTGGTAAGACTATGACAATGGGCGATAGGTCGCAAGAGGCTATTGCTTATTTTAGAAGTCAAGGGTGGACGGCTGAACAGGCCGCAGGAATTGCAGCTAATATTCAGCATGAATCAAGTTATAATCATAGGGCTTTAGGAGATCATGGACAGTCTTATGGCATTGCACAATGGCAACCAGACCGTCAAGCAAACTTTGCCAAACTATTTGGAAAGCCAATCCGTAAATCTACATTTGAGGAACAGCTTGCTTTTATTCAGCATGAACTAACAAAGGGCGGCGAACAAAGAGCCGGTAACATGCTTAGGGGGTCGACATCTGCTCAGTCTGCCGGTGCTATTATTTCGACCGAATATGAAAGGCCGGAATATACAGCAAGGGAAGCTTCTCTCCGTGGGGCATTAGCGCAATCATATATGGGTGGAATTCCAGGTGCGGCAAATGTGGCGCGCAATACCGATGCCGCAGCAAGTATGCCCTCTGGCGGCAACAATACAAAAATAGATACTCATATCGGAGAAATAAAGGTATACTCTGCTGCAACGGATGCAGCAGGAATAACAAAGGATATAGGTAAATTAATGGAAGGGTTATTTACAAATCAATGGAATTACGGGTTATTCTAATGGCATACGGGATACCTCCATTACCAAGATCAGCGAATATACCGCCAGTTATTAAAATGGCTGCAGGGTTGTTGCAATCTGCTTTAATACTTGCGTTGCAAAGCCGTATTAAATGGGGTATTTACGATCAGAAGGGAAAAGTACTAGGAGATCCATCAAAAATATCTAAGGGCTGGTTAGGGGCTATTGGTGCCGGTGCTTTAAGTACTTTAGGGCTTGGCACAACGACATCAACAAGCTCGGTGGATTATTCAAAGGAAATGAAAGTCAGTGACTTTCCTATCGAGAGGGGAAGTTTTGCAAGCTACAACAAAGTCGAGCTTCCCGCGACTCCGATGGTAACTCTTGCGTTTACCGGCAAAGAAAAAGACAGGACTGTTTTTCTTGCGGCGATAGATAAAGCTTGTAAATCCAATGATCTTTATAACGTGGTGACTCCTGAAGTTACATACAAAAATTACAGTATAGAGCGGTATGCATATCAGCGTCGGCATGACAGAGGTGCAACATTATTGCTTGTTGAAATATCTCTAAAAGAAATCCGTCAGGTTTCAGTCCGGTACACCAAAACAGGCAAGACACCTATCAAAGCCGCTAAGAACCCAGCCGCTACACCGCCGGCAGATAGCGGCAAAGCTCAACCTAAAACTCCATTACAGTCAACATTGAAGAAAATTGCCGGATGGATAGGATTTTAAATGCTAGAGATACCATTACAACCAGCTCCATCTCAGATTGTAAAAGTGGTCCTAGGAAATCAGAACTGTCAGATATTCGTATATGCTAAGGATCAGGGCGTTTTTGTGGACATTAGCGTTGATGATACTGCTATTGTCAACTGCGTAATTGCGAGAAATATGGTCCAGATCGTTTGTCGTGAATATGTAGGTTTTTCCGGCAATTTGTTCTTTGTGGACAATCAGGAAGCTGCAGATCCATTATATACCGGTCTTGGTTCCAGATGGTCATTAATTTATGCTTCATCGGATGAATATGTCGAGCTTCAGCGATAACAAGAAGTTAAAATTCATCATTACCCTTGGCACTGGCAAGTTCGGATCTCAGGACAATGACCAAATCATTATAGAGGGGTTTCGATCTGCGGTATCTATTGATAAAGCTGGCGGGATGCAGATGTCTACATTAACGGCTAAAATCAACGGTATCAGTCAAGCCGATATGAATGCCATTACTACCGTTACATGGCAACCGTTGGTAGAAATAAGGAACACCATTGAAGTTTTTGCCATTGATGGAACTGTTGAAACAAGTATTTTTTCAGGTGATATATATAATGCGTGGGGCGATTATCAATCAATGCCTGACGTGTTTTTGTATATACTTGCAAATGTTGGTCAATTTAACAAGATGAAAACAGTGGAGCCCCGAAGTTTTAAAGGGATTTCTGATACTGCTTCTGTTATGGCACAAATAGCGGCTGAGATGGACTATTCTTTTGAAAACAATGGAGTAGATGTCAAAATTAGCAATTTATACCTTGCGAATACAGCGATGGAGCAAGCCATAGAACTGGCAAAAATAGCCAAATGTGATATGTATATTGACGGTAAAGTTTTAGCAATTACCCCGATGAATCAGCCCATAAATACAATTATACCGTTAATCAGTGCTGAGAGTGGATTGATTGGGTATCCTACATTTGATGGTACAGGCATTAATTGCCGGATATTATTTAATCCGGCTGTTGTTTTTGGCGGTACAATTAAACTGGATACCGATATTATAAGAGCTGCCGGTGAATGGATTGTGACATCGTTATCTTATCAACTTGAAAGTGATCGTCCTGGCGGTGCGTGGTTTACTCAAATAAGGGGAAATAAAAGTGGCCTTGCCATTACAAAATAATACAGTATCGGTCGGGCAGCGCAGACCATCGACATCTCAAGGTGATTACAACAGTATATCATTTGCTATTACGCAGATGTTGTCTAAAATCCAAACTGCTACTTTAGTAAAAATTATTTCTTGCACGAATACCGGAGATATTAATGATGTTGTTGGTTTTGTAGATGTCCAGCCATTAGTTAATCAAATAGATGGATTAGGTAACTCAGTACCACATACAACCGTGTTTAATATTCCTTATTTTCGTATGCAGGGCGGCAAGAATGCTGTTATCATTGACCCCGAAATAGGTGATATAGGAATATGCGTCTTTGCCAATAGAGACATATCAAAGATAAAATCCACTAAAAAACAAGGCAATCCAGATAGTTATCGTCAGTTCAGCTTTTCGGATGGTCTTTATATCGGTGGCGTGCTCAATGCTATCCCCGAACAATATGTGCAATTTAATTCTACCGGAATTAATATTGTTTCAAAAGGGGTATTGGATTTTAAATCGGTTTCTGTTAATATCGTTGCAGATACGTTTAATGTGAATGCAACAACCTTTACCCATAACAATGTCAACATTGGTGCAACGCATCATCACTCAGGCGTGCAGACAGGAACAGGAAACACTGGTGGCCCTTCATGAGCAGATACGACACAATATACCTTGATCCTGCTACATGGGATTTAACTCTTGATAGCGGTGGGAATATAGCAAAGGCTCAACCTGAATATTCTCTGGCCCAGGACGTAGCAAGTGCGGTTATGTTGTTTATTAATGAATTATGGTATGATACCGAAAAGGGAATACCTTATTTTGAGAATATTTTAGGCCAGTTTCCGCCAATATCATTGATAACGGCATATATTGAAACTGCTGCATTGACAGTGCCGGGCGTTGTTACGGCCCAATGTATCATATCAGAATTCAGCAACAGGGAAATAACCGGACAAATTCTCTTTATAGATGAAGTAGGTACAGAAAATGGTGTGTCTTTCTAATCGCAAAGGATGCAAATAAATGACATATTTATCAAGTGTCCCGAAAATAGAATTTACCGCAGCCGGTCTTGTTATCCCGCAAGAGACTGACATTTTAACCGGTGTACAGGCCGATTATAACGCCGCCTTTGGTGGTAATCTTAACAACGCACTGGAAACACCACAGGGACAGCTTGCATCAAGTAATACCGCGGTTATAGCCGATAAAAACGCTGAATTTGCTTATATTGTAAACCAGGTTGATCCTCAATATTCCGATGGCCGTTTTCAAGATGCCATTGCTCGTATTTATTTTCTAACTCGCAAACCTGCAACATCGACCTCGGTTGCCGTAACCTTGATCGGCGCAATAGGTACAGTGATACCAGCTGGAGCCTTTGCACAAGATACCAATGGGAACACATACGCTTGCGCTGGAACCGTTACAATTGGATTATCAGGTAATGTGTCGGCTACATTTAATAACGTGGACACAGGGGCTATTCCTTGCGCTGCTGGTACGCTTACTCAGATATATCAAGCAATTTCAGGGTGGGATTCTATAACAAATCCAGACGCCGGTGTTCTAGGTTCAGATGCCGAGACAAGAGCGGACTTTGAATACAGGCGGCAAAATTCTGTATTTACCAATGCAAATGGCTCACTCGGAGCAGTGTATGCTGCCGTGTTTAATCTGGCCGATGTTATTGATGTTTATGCAACACAGAACACAACTAATTCAGTTATACTTGTTGGAGCCACAAATTATTCATTACTTCCTCATTCCATATATGTAGCAGTGGAAGGCGGTGCAGATAATGAAATTGCTAATGCCATATGGACTAAAATAAGTATAGGATGCGATTTTAACGGCAATACAAGTGTTATTATCTCAGATACCAGTTACAGTTCACCACAACCGTCATATACGATTAAATTTAACCGGCCTTCATTATTGCCGATATTATTTTCAATCAACATTGTATCAAGCCCATCTTTGCCTTCTGATATAATTCAACAGATAAAAACCGCTATTATTAATAGATTTAATGGTGCAGATGGAACTGCAAGGGAACGCATCGCAGGTATTGTTTATGCCTCGCGTTATTATTCCGCTATCGCTTCACTCGGAGATATTGCTATAATTTCCATACTAATTGGCACTTCTACTCCGACACTATCAAGCATTAACGTGGGAATTGATCAGATGCCAACATTGAGCGCATCAAATATATCGGTGACGCTAGTTTGATAAACGTAGACGAAACCATAATTAGTCAATATTGCACCAGGCCTGTACTTGTCCAATTAATTAAAAACTTGGATGAATACATAGACCCTCGCGCAGATATTAACAATTTTTATAATTTTGTTTGGAATATAGACACCGCGCAGGGATTTGGTCTTGATATATGGGGCCGTATAGTTGGCGTAAAAAGAGATTTAACCATTTTGGATACGCCATTGTATTTTGGATTTAAAGAAGCATTACCAGGGTCCTATTGTTTCGACGAACAGCCTTTTTACGATGGTACACCGGCAACAAGCACATATTCACTTACAGATGATGCTTATAGAAAATTGATACTATTAAAAGCTCTTTCAAATGTAACAAGTACCACCGCACCAGCATTAAACAAATTGTTGCAAAGTTTTTTTATAAACCGTGGACGTTGTTATATCAATAATTTGGGTAACATGACGATGAGATATACTTTTGAATTTCAATTAACTCCATTGGAACTCTCCATAATATTAAACTCTAATGTTATGCCAAGACCTGCTGGCGTTAAAGTTACATTGATTAATTTAGAACTTCCAGTATTTGGTTTTTCAGAAGCAGGGACCACAACAGCAACCCCATTTGATCAAAGTCCATTTAGATCGGAGAATTCAAGCTATGTCATTAATCAAACCTAGTAAACTTACATTACCATTTGCTGCATCTGGCAATAAAAATGTTATTCCAGTTGCCTCGCAGATCGGTATTACCGGTGGTGCAGCTTCATATACTGACGGATTTCCGCCATTGACAATGACTCCGCTCGCGGCTGGCGGAGAGCCGCCATTTGGCAAGGACATGAACGGAGTAATATATTCAATATCTGATGTTGTATGCTGGTTAAATGCTGGCGGCGGATTTGAGTATGATTCTGTTTTTGCAAATGATACCAACATTAATGGTTATTCAGCGGGGGCCAAAGTCAAGAGAACCGACGGCCTTGGATATTGGCTGAACACAATTGCAGGAAATAAGGTTGACCCTGAAACATCAGGAGCCGATGCCGCAGGTTGGGTGCCTGATTTCACAAACGGGATATCACGTATTGTGATGTCAAATTCCAGCGTGACACTCACTCCACTTCAATATGGAAAGCCTATAATTGTTTTAACTGGCACAATTACCGCCGATTTAAATCTTATTTTTCCTGCAATCGCCAGCGGATGGACTGTAATCAATAATACTTCTGGACTATACAATATTACTTGCAAAACATCTTCTGGTATTGGGGTTGCTGTAGCTTTAAGCGCTAATCCTATTATATGCGATGGTACGGATATACAATTTATAAAAGTTTCGGTGGTTTCAACTATTGCAGATATTTGTCAAACAGTTGAAAGTGGCCCCGCAGACGCTAATAATATACCGACGTTTTTACCGGCTACTAGTGTAAGCCTTAATTTAACAACTCAAAATATATCAGTTGGCTATAATTCATTGAAAATAACAGCTGCTAATGGATTTAATGCAAATGGTAGCCCAAATGATGTTTTTATATCTTTAACTGCAAATATCACATTTACAGGTTGTACTGCTAGTCAGACTAATTATTTACCAGTTTCAGCCGATACTGGTACGGCACAAACTCCAATGACGTTAGCACCTATTTATCAAGAGGCTGGCACACCATCAATAACCAGCGGCCAGTACACATATATTAAAAACCGTCGTCAGATGTATCTAGGCAACGGAACTGTAGCAAGTGCCGTTAATCATGTGATTGTAGGGGAGGCTGTAGCTGGTGCTAGCACGATTACCTCAACAGTTGCATATGCGTATAAAGGA